CAGGGATTAGCTATAATCGCGGCTCTGCTGATCATCTGCTGCAAATCTCTGTCTGTATATTCATTAAAACTGATTTTCATTGGTCTACTCCCTATCGTCATGAAAACGAGGATTGTTCCGGTTGGAAGTCAGAGCGAGTATCGCTATAAAAGCTCCAAAAGCTATCAATGAGATTATCCACAATATACCTATTTGTGCAAATATTATTAACATATCAATCATTTTACATGCTCCTCAATCTTAACATTGCTTCTTTAGATTCTTCCGCGTCACCGTACAAGAAAAGTATAGTATCGGCTACCTCCTGCTGGTTCTTAGACTTCACCTGCTTTATCTTCTTCTTTCTCGCCGCTTCCCGCTTGCCAGCCTCACGCTTGGCTTGCTCCTTATGGTACTCTTCCGCCTCAAGCTCGGCTTGCTCTATTACGTCCGCAAGATTGGGGTAGTGGTGCTTTTTTAGTACTGGGCTGCCCGTTTCTGCGTAATTCATTGCAGCCGCCAGAGCAAATACACCATAACCGGCGAACAATGCCAACCCCATCGCTACGGGGCTGTTTACAAGCCCCTTTTGTTTTTTACGTTTTCTCATTGTCGTATCTCCTGTTTTGTTGTTAAGCTGCAATTTTATAAGTGGTGCGGCTGGCGTAGCTGTCGTTGTTGCGTTCAATGCATAATTCCAACTGATCTTCTACCGTTAAATCATTAAATGGGTCGTGATATTCTGCATAATCACCGTCTTCGTCCGCTTCTCCGATTCCTATCAACTGTGGGAAAATTCCAGATGAGCCGTCATCCGCACTGCGCACGGCATCAATATAAGCTCCGGCGGTGTTTATAAAAGTTTTACCGGTAGCGTGACCGTTTTTAATTTCTGTAAATTCTAAAAATGTTTCATAATTTATTGTCATTTTCGTGTCTCCTGTTATATCTTGAGCTTAAGTGCTCTTGATGATATTAATATAACACGCCTGTTTTAGTGCGTCAACAACAAGATGACATTTTGTCAGAATATTTATTATTTAGGGAAAGCAATAGCTTATTAAAATAATCCGCTTTTTATTGTGTCTCATAAAATGATATTAAGTCGTCTAGAAGTTCCCGAAAACGATCGATTCCAGTATTGCGCGCTGACCAATTAAACTCTCTTTTGGACTCAATAAGTGTGCGTCCCTCAATGATGATCAACTCAGCCAAACGCCGACTTACCCTATTTAATGAGTTCATAGCTCTGCGGTAGGCTTCAAAATTTGAAGTTTTCAGGTCGTTATTTGGCGTGCTTTTCGCAATATCTCTGCCGATGAGCATAATTGAGCTTTTTACAGCGTGCGACGCTTCATAATTGGCGTAAAGTCTGCACCCAGCATAAAACTGCTCGTGACTTATTAGACCTCGGCTTAAGTACATATCAAGAGGGTGGTTGATGACTTTGGCGTGTTTTCGCTTATTTTCTCCTGATTCCTCAACATCATAATGTTTTCTTAGTTCTTGCGTTCCGGTGTCTGGTTGTTGCATATAATTCCCCCATTTTATGCGTTTCATTCAAAATATATATATTAATAGGTATATTTGTTAAATTAAAATATGTTGACTTTGTGACACGGAAAAGTTATATAAGGGGTATAATGTTATTAATGCCACCGGAAAAGGGTGGTTTTTTATATATATATGGCTACAAAATTCACTATAAACGCGAATAATAACCTTCAAAAACTTCGCGACGTTGCATTTATTGGCTCTTCAACAACATATGAGTTTGATTTTAGACCGTGGGGAGATGATAATAATAGTGTTTCTTCTGTAACGTGGGAAACCGTGTCGGGTGATGCGACTGTAAGCAATAAAACTTTAACAAACCAAGTCGCAAGTGCGTTGATAACATTCCCTTCGGCTCGGCGTTCTATAATTAAAATTACGGCTTCGTCCAGTGCTGAAGTTTATGTGTTGTTTTTGGATATTTTAGCCAAAGATTTTTCAGAAGAATTTGATGACTACATCTAAAAAAAAACGAAACTCCCGCCAAATGCGGTTTTGCAAGGAGTATTTAATTGATTTAAGCCCTAAAGCGGCAGCGATAAGGTCGGGCTACTCTGCAAAAACGGCGGCAACAGCAGGATATATTTTAATGCAAAAAAAAGACGTTCGCGAGGAAATACAAAGACTGATGACGGCACGCTCTCTTAAGTTGGAGATTGACGCTGATTATGTCCTCATAGGAATAACCGAAGTAATAGAGCGTTGCAAGCAGGCAGAGCCTGTGCGCGATTCAAAAGGCAACCCGATTGGGGAATATACTTTTAATGCGGCTGGTTGCCTGAAAGGGTATGAATTGCTTGGAAAGCACTTAAAACTCTTCACCGATAAAATTGAGCATACGGGGAGAGATGGGAAAGAATTGTTCGCAAGGAACTTAACAGATGACGAGCTTGCCGCAATTATCAAAGCTTGATGCTGCTATAGAATTGCAGAGTCGGCGGTGGGTTAGAAGAGATTTTCGGGCTTTCGTTGACAGGTTTAATACCGAAGCCCCCCCCGCAAAACACCATGTGTATTTGATTAATAAGCTGCAACAAGTTGCTGAGGGGGAAGTAAAGCGGCTAATGGTGTTCATGCCAGCGGGCGCGGCAAAGAGTCATTACGCGAATGTGCAATTCAGCGCGTTCATGGTGGGGGCGAAGCCTAATATAAAGCTCATCACCGCCTCATATTCTGGTGAGGTAGCGGAAAAGTGGGGGCGGAGGGTTCGCTCTCTTATTCGTGAAGATGATTATCGCTTGGTTTTTAACACCGAATTAAAGCAAGACAGCCAAGCTGTAGGGCGGTGGCAGCTTGAAAACGGCAGCGAGTATTACGCTGTCGGTGTAGGCGGGTCAGTAACAAGCTTTCGTGCGGATTTGGCTATAATTGACGATCCAGTAAAGGGGCGTGAAGAGGCTGACAGCGAAACAATAAGAAAGAAAACTATTGATTGGTGGAAATCTGATTTGTGGACACGCCTAAAGCCGGACGCGGCTGTCGTAGTTATTATGACACGTTGGCACGAGGAAGATTTGGCAGGCTGGCTTCTTGAGGAACAGAAAAACGGCGGCGAAAAGTGGGAAGTTGTTTCAATACCAATGCTTGCAGAGGCTGGCGATGTTTTGGGAAGAAAAGTCGGCGAGCGTCTTTGGGCGGATTGGTTCACGCCTGAAATGGTTGAAATAGCTAAGCGTGACGCCAGAAACTGGAACGCTATGTACCAACAGAATCCTACGCCAGAAGATGGCAGCTTTTTTAAGCGGGAGTGGTTTAAGCGGTATCGTGTTGGTGATGAACCTAGACAACTTACAACATACGGCGCGGGGGATTATGCCGTAAGCGAGGGCAAAGGCGACTATACCGAGCAGGGCATTTGCGGATTTGATATAAACGAAGATTTATATTTGTTGGATTGGTGGAGCGGGCAAGCATCAGCGGATGTGTGGATTGATGAGCAAATACGCATGGCGAAGAGGTATAACCCGATGGTATGGGTGGCGGAGGCTGGCGTTATCAGGCGTTCTTTAGAGCCATTCATATTAAAAGCACAGCAACATAAGCAAACATATTACCGAATGGCTGACTTCCAGCCAAAATAAAGCAGCGAATGCACGGGCATTTCAGGCATTATGTTCGCAAGGAAAAGTGTATATACCATATACGGCTTGGGGTGATGAATTGCTTGCACAATTGCTGCAATTCCCTGCTGGAAAATATGACGATAAGGTAGATGTATGTGGGTTGTTCGGGCGTATTCTTGACCAAACATTTGCCCCACGGGCAATATCAAAAGAAGAAAATAAAAAACGTGATGCTTACTCAAGTTATGACGATGAGAATTTTAGCGAATGGAAGACTCTGTGATAAAAATGAAATTAACGTATATAAAATGAAGGCTGATGTTGACGAGTTTTTAGACGCAACTGCCACCGCCCGCCTTCTATCAGAGCGCGACAGAGATTACTACGACCACAAGCAATGGACGGCTGAGGAAATAGAGCGCATAAAAAAGCGCGGTCAAGCTCCTATAGTTGTAAACCGTGTGAAGCCTAAAATAGATGGATTGCTCGGTCTATTATCCATGCGGAGTTCTGACCCTAAAGCATTTCCGCGCACGCAAAAACATGAAAAATCTGCTGAAGCTGTTACTGACGGATTAAGATTCGTAACAGATAACAATGATTTTGAAGATACAAAGCAAGCTGTTGCAAAGGATTTTTTTATTGAAGGCTATGGCGGTGTTATTGTTGACGTTAAGCAAAAAGCTGATGATATAATTATAGATATATCCCGAATCCCATGGGATAGAATATATTTTGACCCAAAATCTATAAAAAGAGATTTTTCGGATGCCCGTTATATGGGGTATGTGCAATGGCTTGACGAAGACCAGATGGCGGAAAATTACACCAATGTTTCAGAAGATAAAATAAATGAAGTTATAAACGGCGCAGCTTTAACATCTGATACAACATTTGAAGATAAGCCAAGGTGGATTGATAGGAAAAACCGTAGGGCGTTAGTTGCAACCCATTTTTATAAAAAAGGTGGGGTTTGGTGGACTTGTACATTTACCGAAGGGCTATTTTTAATTGACCCCATGGAAAGCCCATATTTAGATGACGAGGGCGACCCCGCATGTATTATGGAAATAGTATGCGCTTATATAGACCGAGATAATAATCGTTACGGCGAGGTGCGCGGTTTTATAGACCAGCAGGATGAAATAAACCACCGCCGTTCAAAAGCACTTCATTTGTTATCTCAACGTCAAACGGCGGCTAGAATAGGAGCGATTAGAGATGTTGCTGCGTTAAAAAGAGAGCTTTCTAAGCCCAATGGTCACATTGAATACCAAGGCGAAAAGGGCGATTTCGAGATACTGCAAACCGGCGATATGGCAAGAGGGCAATTTGAGCTATATCAAGATGCTAAAAGCGAGCTTGACGCGGCTTCATTCAACGCGCAGTTATCTGGCGATAGGCAGCAAGGCACATTATCTGGTGTAGCAATAAATAGATTACAGCAAGCTGGGTCAATGGAATTAAACGGCTTGTTTCAGACATTAAATGGATGGGAAAAGCGGGTTTATAGGCAAATATGGGGGAGAATAAAACAGTTCTGGTCGCAAGAAAAATGGGTACGAGTAACTGATGATATTAATAGCCTGCGTTGGGTGGGGTTCAATACTCCTATTACGGTTCAGCAATGGTTAGAAGAAACAATTAATGATAAATCTATGCCCGAGCCAGTTAGAAAACAGGCGGCAGCTTCTTATATGGCATTGATGCAAAGAGAAGACCCTTCATTAGAACAAATTATGGAAATTCGTAATCCTGCTCCTGAGATTATGGTTGATATAATTCTGGAACAATCGTTTGACGTTGTGAATATCCAGCAAGAACAATTTGAGATGCTCGCTAAATTTGCAGGGCAGGGTTCTGGCATTGATATTATAGACCTTATACAACTTTCTCAATTACGCGGCAAAGACGAAGTAATAGAGCGCATAAAAAAGAGCCGAGAGGATGCCATGCAGGCTCAAGGAGGCGCACAACAGTTACAGTTGCAGCAAGCTCAAGCAAAAACGGCTGAAACCGCATCAAAAGCGGCGGTTAATGAGCAGAACGCGCAGCAAAAACAGATTGAAAACGCTATTTTAATGGCAAGACCAGCGGATATTCAGCCGCAGGTTGCTGTTTAATGGCGATTTCAGTTGCATCTTTGCAACACCCGCCGTCGGGGATTACGGACGATATGGTCGCCGCATTACGGGCGCAAATGGAGTAAAATATGACTGATGAAACTATTATTAATCTTGATAGCATTTTTAATGACAATATTTCTAATGAAGCGCAACCAGAAATAGTTGATGTAGAAACAGAGGAAAATACGGGCGAAAATATAAAAAATGATGAGCCGCCGTCATCAGAAGAAGATGTCAATCAGGATGAAGTAGAGAAAAAAGGTCACGTTCCCGTAAAAGCGGTAACGGAAGAAAGACGTAAGCGTCAAGCTGCTGAGAAGGCAGCCGAGGAGGCGAGAGCTGAATTGGAAGCTTACCGCAATCAGAGTAATCGGGATGTTGCACAGCGTCCGGATGCTTCAGAAGACCCAGAAGGTGCATTGAAATACACTGAAACGGTTTTAGAGCGTAGGTTAATAGACATGCAAATAAATGCTTCTAGGAACATTATGCTGGCATCTAAACAAGTGTTTCCTGATTACGAGGAAAAGGAAAAGGTCTTTGTATCTATGGCGAAGAACAATCCTATTCTAATTGCGGAAATGCGGGATAATGAAAACCCTGCATTATTTGCTTATAATAAAGCCAAAGAACATTTGGATTATCAGGAGTTCCTAAACAATAAAAACAGCACTGAATATCAGGAGTTTTTAGAATTTAAGAAAGCCAACAATAAACCATCTGAAGAAACCCCTGAAGAAAAACGCAAAAAGTCTGCTCTTTCGATGCCGAATCTTATTAACTCGTCATCATCTAAAATAAGCCAAAAACAGGCACAAATGCCAACATTAGACGACTTATTCCCGTAATAAGATGATGACCTATTTTTTTGAAAGGTCTCAAAAATGGTTGATTCAACGATTAGTTCCGGCAATGTCGTAACTAACTTTATGGCAGAGTTTGCACGCGAATATGTGCGCGAATCTCGCTTTTCTAAATATACTGGAAAAACTGCTAACAGTATAATTCATATTAAAGAAGGTCTGCAAACTATCAGCCTGCCTTTAATATCAAAACTTTCCGGTTCTGGCGTGAGTGGTAATTCCACACTCTCTGGTAACGAAGAAAATCTTAACAATTACTCTAAAACTTTAACTCCGACACATTATCGTCACGCTGTTACTATCAGTGATGAAGAAAATGAAAAATCGGAGTTTGATTTGTATAATGAAGCTCGTGAGTTTCTGATGCTATGGGCGAAAGAAAAGCAGCGCGACGATATTATACAAGCTCTTGGTGCGATTTATGATGGTACAACCTATGCTAATTATGGTTCAGCTACTGCTGGAGCTATGGATACTTGGCTTACTAATAATAGCGACCGCGTGCTTTATGGCGCATCTAAATCAAACCAGAGTGCAGGCAACCATACTACCTCTCTTTCAAATGTGGATACGACCAATGACAGGTTGACCCCGCAAATGATTAGCCTTGCAAAGCGGATGGCAAAAAATTGCAGCCCGCTTATTAGACCCATCAAAACGACCGAGGATAAAGATTTCTTTGTTATGTTCGTTGACAGTTATGGTATGCGCGACCTAAGAGAGAATTCCACTATGGCGCAAGCGAATCGTGAAGCTTGGACTCGTGGCGAGAGCAACCCTCTATTTACCGGTGGCGACCTTATATGGGATAATGTGGTTATCCGTGAAATTGAAGAAATATCTACAATGATTGACGGCTCTACAGGTTCTAATGGTGTATGGGGCGGGTCTTCTACCGCAGATAGCCTAGCAACTGGCGGAGCAAACTCTAGCCGTGTAGGTGTTGGCTTCCTTTGCGGAGCGCAAGCTATCGGTTATGGTTTGGGTAAAATGCCGCGTATTGTTCGTAAAAAAGAGGATGATTACGAGTTTAACAAAGGCGTTGGCATAACTCTTAAGCATGACATTGATAAAATGTACTTCAATAATAAGCAGCATGGAATGGTAACTGTGTTCTATTCTGCTCCAACTGACGCATAGGGGGCAGTTATGGCAATAGCAGCACTTCCTACTGAGATTACTGCAACAGGGTTTGACCAAAATTCGGTTTTTACCCTGTTGCAGAATATTCTAGCAGTTGTTAATGAGTTGCAAGAAGATCATGCAACATTCAAGACGGTAGTTACAGCTAACAAAACTGCAGTCAATGCGATAATTACAGCCGCTGCTACCAATATAGCGGCAGTTGCAGCAGTAACACCTGTTTCATCTTCAGCACCGGCAACACTCTCTAACGCAACCGCCTTAGTCTTGACTAAGGGTTAATTTTTATTGAAAGGATTTTATTATGACTGTTTACACAGGTGTAGCTACTGCAAGAAATGCAGGAGCAAGTATAGCTCGTGGAAAGGGTGAATCTGGGAAATTGATTTCACATGGTGCTAGAACTTACGAACTGGCAGCGGCTGAAGCAACTTCTACCATTGATTTCGGGTATATACCATCAAACGCTCGTATTTCTGGCAATAGCCGAATTTATTGGGATGATTTGGCAACCTCAGGGTCACCTACTCTTGACCTTGGCTTATTCGCTGTTAATTCAAATGTTACTAGCGATGATGATGCCTTAAATGATGGACTTGTTTTATCTTCTGTTTCTACAGCAAACGTAGGAAACCAAGTTGTAAAAGACATTGCCAATTTCGGCAAGCAGGCTTGGGAATTTGTCTCAGGGCAAAGCACCGACCCGAAAGGTCTTTTGCAAGTTAAGGGCACGGTAAAGGATGCTTCTACTACAGCAACCGGAACTATTACACTTGATTTATATTATACTCTTGATTAACAATTAGGGGCGGGTAATTCCGCCCCATTTTTTAGGTTCTATGAAAAAAGTAGCTATTGTATGTGGATCACCTAATTCTGAATTTATTGCTCCTTTTGATGATGATAGCTGGGAAATATGGGTTTTAGGTAATAGATTAAATAGATTCCAAGGCAAGCGCGTTACAAAAGTTTTTGAGATTCACGATGACTTATCAGAACATGGCGACCCTAATAATTATGCACAATGGCTTGCAGCTCAAAAGCTCCCATTGGTAGTAGGCGAGGCATTTCCGATAAAAAGTAAAGACATACAGGTTTTTCCATTCGAGGAAGCAAAGAAATTATACGGAGCTACATATTTAACTAGCTCCCCTGCATATATGATTGCACTGGCAATTTTAGAGGGGGCTACACATATAGGAATATACGGCGTAGATTTATCTGTGGATGACCATGAGTATTTCTGGCAAAGACCATGCGTTGAGGCTTGGATAGGATTCGCTAAGGGGATGGGAATAAATGTTATAATACCCACCGTATCGCCGATAGGCAGATGCGACTATGTAGAAGGGCTAGGCAGAGGCGGAAAGCCTGACTTTTCAAAGCCTCCATTTACACAAAAAGAATTTATTAATATGGCGCAGCAACACGAGAATAAGGTTAATAACCTACTTGCACAGATAAAAGAGCTTGAATTAGCCGTACAAGGGCATTCAGGAGCGCAGCAGGTATATGAACGTATGGCTAAGGTTGCACGCGCTATAGAGTCAGGGCAAGACATAAAAACATTATCAGAAACCGCTTTAATTAAATAGGTAGAATATGCTTTTCAAATACATTGGTGATAATAACGAAGCTCCGCAGAAAACTATTGTCTTCGGGTATGAATTTACCCTTAACGGCGAATTTGTAAACGTAGTTGAGCCGCAATTAATAGATAAATTAAAGAATAATAAAACATTTGCTTTGGTAGAAAATACTGATGAAGTTGCATCAAACATAGATTCTGCAAATGATGCTAATAATAGAGAATTATCCTATCGTGAAAAGGTAGCATGTATAATCGCCCATGGAGGCAAAATAATTAACCGCTCAGCAGAATCGGTTGAAAAACAATACCAGAGCATAATCGGTAAATAAATGGCAACTCCGACTCAAATAATAGACAGAACGGGCAATGAACTAGGGTTATTGAGATTGGGGCAATCCCTACAATCACAAGATAGTGTTCGTATATCTTCCGCTTATGATGAAGTTTACGCCCAGCTTAAAAAGGAGGGGCTTGCAACTTGGGTTTCAACCAATGACGTACCTGATGAGTTATCGCCGTATGTGATAGCATTAATGGCTGAAAGTTGTCTTGGAACTTATGGAGTATCAAAAGAGCGTTACGAGCGCATAAAGATTAATTCATCTATAGCTCTTAGAGAAATTAGAAAGTTTACAACCCCTGTTTATTCTTCACAGGAAGATAGCGTGGATTATTAATGGTAACAACACCGATAATACTGGCAGGAGAAAGCTATAAGCATAAATCATTGCCATTATCAGCACAACAAACAATTAATTTCTATCCACAGATGCAACCGAATGCTGCGGAGAAAAGTAATTATATATTAGAAAGTTGGCATGGAAAAACATTGTTCGGGACGGTTTCTGGTGGTCTGGATAGGGGAATGTTTGAACATCTCGGAATATTATACAAGGTAACAGGCACAACTCTTTATAGTGTAGCTAGTGATGGAACGCATACATCTCTTGGCACAATAAGCGGCTCAGCTAGATGTATTTTTGCTGGCATCCAAACTAATGTTATTATTTGTTCTGCTGGAACGGCATATCAGTGGGATGGGGCAACACTTACAACTATCTCAGATGTTGACTTAGAAAGCCCTAATTCCGTAGCACATATAAATAACCAGATTATTTATCAAGGAACAGGTGGGAGATTCGGGGTATCTGATGTCGGAGATGCGACTAGTATTAATGGTTTGAATTATGCAACGGCTGAAAGCGAGCCAGATAATTTAGTAAGAGTTTATACATTTAATCAAACATTATATTTGCTTGGCGAAAAAACGGTTGAGCCGTGGGTTAATACAGGTGAGGGTAATCCCCCATTCGATAGGATTGAAGGAGGACTATTAAATGTAGGCTGCGGGGCGTTACATTCGGTAGCTAATGATGACAATTATATTTATTTTTTAGACGATTCACATTCTATAGTTTCTCTTAGAGGCTCGGCAACAGCTTTGGTAGAAACAATATCCACCCCCGCAATGTCTGCTGAGATTAAAAATTATTCTACTGTTTCAGATGCTATAGGGTGGTGTTTGAAAATTGATGGACAGTCTTTTTATGTTATAACCTTCCCGACAGCCAACAAAACATGGATTAGTGTTAGACCTAGGACAGTTAAAGGCGTAACTATAGGTGGGGATTGGTTTGAATTAAGCTCTGGGGTATCGGGGCGGGACATTTCCAACTCTTATGCTTATTGCTTCAGAAAGCATTTAGTTGCGGATTATAGTAATGGTAATATTTACGAGTTGAGCGACAGTGTTTATACAGAAAATGGCGACCCTATAATAAGGATACGTGATACCGCTCCTATACATGGGGGTCTGATAAAAGGGGCTATAGGAAAATCTATAGAAATGAATAGATTTGAGTTAATACTAGAAACTGGCGTTGGTGTATTATCTGGTCAAGGTTTTAACCCTGAAATTATGTTATCATTTTCAGACGATGGCGGAAAAACATTCTGCGCTGAAATGTTCGGAACAATAGGCAGGCTTGGTGAATTCCAGTATAAGGTTGAATGGTTCGCTTTAGGCAGCTTTTACAGTCGTATAATAAGGATTCGCACATCTGACCCCGTTTATTATTCAATACATTCCGCATCCGCCGATATTGATGTAGGTATATAATGGCTTTACTTAATCCTCCTCCTCTATCCTTGCCGAGCGCATTTAACCAAGATATAGAGGTAGCAAAATTCTTTGATGCCATGCTGAGAACTATTTATCAGTTATGGTCACAAGTAAGAGGGATGGAATCCGTTGCAAAAACCTTAACTACCGACGCAACAGTGACCCCATTGCAGCGTATAGAAGTAAAAACCGATACCAGTATTTATATAGAGGCAAGAGTTATTGCAAGAAGAACTGGAGGAAGTGCTGGAGCGGCTGGAGATAGTGCTTTTTATGTAATACAGGCGGGATTCAAGAATATATCTGGCACAGTTAGCCTGATAGCCTCAACAATCTTAAATGGAGGCGAAGACCAAGCATCTTGGGATTTAGGTTTTGCCATTGATGGTACACAAGCTGTTTTAGTAGGAACAGGTGCGGTAAATAACAATATTTCATGGCAAAGCGCGGTTAGCTATTATGAAGTCGGTATATAGAGCATTAAAGCCTATAACTGAAGCAGACAAGCCATTGCTGATGTTGGCTGAATTGCAGGGCGTAGATATAACCCCGCTTGCAGGCGCAGATCGCGTTCTAGGATGGGCAGAAACAAAAAACGGGTATATGCCTATCGCCGTTATTGATTTAGTGCAAACGCCTTATGTAGTTGAGCCCCATGTTTCTTGGCTTCCTTGGGCGAGTCCCCGCGATAAATACGAAGGTTTTATATGGTTTATTAGACAGTTTGATAAGACTGTATTTATAACAGTGTTAAAAAAATATAATGATTTCCATGAAATGTTAGTTAAGAGAAAAATACTAAGAAAGATAGGAGTTTTAGAAGTGAAACAAGCATCGGAACAAATACATTTTTATCAAAGGATTGACAATGAGTAAAGGCATTAAAAGTATAGCATCAATAGCCCTACCGGTTATAGGTACTCTTGTAGCCCCCGGTATCGGCACAGCTTTAGGGTCTACGCTAGGAGCGGCAACAACCGCAGCTATAGGTGGCGCGGTTGGTGGAGGATTAGGTGGCGCGATTAGTGGCGGCGGCGTTAAGGGCGCATTAAAGGGGGCGGCTCTTGGTGGTGCTGGTGGTTATCTTGCCGGAGGTGGGCTTACTAATATTTTAGGGACTCCCGCTGGTGTACCATTGCAAGGGCCAGTACAAGCGGGGGCAGCCCCCCTTGGTGTTTCTCAAGGCACAGGAATATTAGGGCAATTAGGGTCAGTCGGGCGAACAATATCTGATTTAACTGGAGTGGGTACGGGAGCAGTTGCATCTTCCGGAGGAAATATATTAGGTAAATTAACATCTAGCCCTCTTTCATTGCTTTCTGCTGGGTCTGCTGTCTATAACGCAAATGCTGCCAATCAAATAGCAAAAGAACAGGCGAGGGCTAATCAAGCCGCTATTGATGCTCAAAATCAAGCTTTATCACAAGTAAGGGGTGATTTGCAGTCATTTAGAGAAGCGGGGGCATCAACAGTAGGTGGGTTAACTTCACTTGTAAATGACCCTAATGCTCAAAAAGATTTTATCAC